GGACGTCAACATTGAAAATGTCAAAAAGCGCATCAAAAACGCCCATGGAATCCACAAGCTCATAAAACATCTGGCCGAGCTCGTTTCCGAATTCAGCAACAACCTGAAATACTTCCTGAATGTTCTCTAACAACTGACCGAATTTCTCACCAGATGTAAAGCCATCCATAAATCCAGATATCAAAGCGCCGAACAGACTATCGAATGCCTTGTCTGCACCTCCACCGCTGCCAAGAACCTTCTCAATAGAATCAGCCAGGTGATTCATGGCATCTGATTGAGACATGGTCTGAGCCTCAGCTGCGTCCGCGCCGGCAGAGATATCGTCGAGCGAAGTGCCCATATTTTCTTGAGCCAAAGCACCCTCTAGTGCAGAGACTTCCATACCAGTCTGTTCTGCGAGTAGCGCTTTCTCTTGGCGTGTCATGTCTTCAATAGCTTTCCCAGATTCCTGGAAAGCATCTCTTAACATCTCAACTTTTTCAGCTGGATCGGCGTTCATCAGCTCCATGGTGTCTAACTGAACACCAAATGCCTGATTTAATTGAGATACGGCTTCAGCTGCGCCTTCAAAATCGTCCGTCTTACCTACAATCCCTTGAAGATCTTTTGCTTCAAGACCTAATTTTGCCATGTACGTAGCAGTCGCGATCAGCTCTTTGTTAGAAAGGCTTCCGAATGTCTTAACGTCTTTTGCTAACTCGGAGAAATTCTTACCGATCGTTTTACCACTTACTCCAAACTGCTTCTCCATGGAAATGGTCATTGAAGTAATAGAAAGAAGCTCAGAGCCTACGTCTTTACCCGCTAGTTGCGCTTTCTTTGTAACTTCTACAAGGGCGTCTTCAGTCATTCCAAGACCCTTGTTCATCATTAATAGCATGTCTGCATTTTCTGCAATGCTGTCTTTCAACATGTGAAAGTCTGCGCCGGCGGCGCTTGCTAATTCGGCAACAGCTTGAAGGGCCGCGCCGGCGTCACCAAAGACTTGAGCAATGCTCAATCCGGTGTCTGCTAAAGCACTTCCTGAATCTGTTAGCGTGCCGAAGCCGTCTATGACCGCTTTACCTTCACCCGTCGCAAAGCTTCCGAACTCTCCTCGGACTTCTTCCATGGCTTGCGCCAAGGCAGATGCACCACCGCCACCACTGCCGGCAGCTTCTGCCGACATCTGTCCAAGACCAGACATGATATTCAACGGAATGGCAAGCATCGACTTGCCTAAGCTGAACAGGCCGCTTACAGCAGATTGAACACCAGACGCGAACATCTGAACATCTGCTATCGCTGACTTAAACCCAGAGGCAGCGCCAGAAGCAAAGCCGACCATGGCGGCGCCACCAGCGCCAAGCGATTCCACCATATCATTAAATGCTTCAGTAAGTGACTTTGCACGACCCTCGGTCTGCTGAAGTCCCTTATCCATGCCGCCCATTTCGTTGGCGGCTTCTTTCGCGGCGTCTGCAGATTGTTGAAGACCAGCGTTTATCTCATCAAGACGATCAGACATCCCATCGAGGTTTTTGCCTTGTAAAGCGTCAGCGAGCTCTTTGGCAATTTTTGCCTGACCGGTGAGGTTCTTCGTATTAGCATCGAGCATCGCTTGACGAGCCTGCAGAATTTTGTTAATATCCTGCTGGATCTTTAATTGCGATCCTAATTCTTTGGAATCTGCCATTCTTTACCGTCCGCTTACACTAAATATGGCAGACAGAAATCTACGCACAAAATTAGAATGGCCAAATGAAACCAGTTCTTTCTTTTAACTTATGTGTAGCCTGTCTCTTTTGTTCTATCTTAGATACTACCTCTCTCATACTGGGTGCATCATTATTTAGGCTTTCGTATAGCCCACGTGACTCTTTCAACGCGGATGCAAACAGCTTCACATCGCTGAGCTTTCCGCGTATTTTAACTTCTGGAAGTTCGCCCTGGATGTATAGAGCGCAATCTCGTAAAAACTCTTTTTTGGTATTTGGCATATGTCCCTCTTGGCTTCCAGATATAACTATGTAAATCTACGCAAACCTGACGGTACCATGCTACGTTGCCTTCCCATCATAGAACGCGCGTCCGGGGTGTTGTGATGAGCCGCTCGAGTCGCAGCACCCTCACCCTTATTTCGTCGGTTAGATTCTTTAATTTCTCTATTTAGACGCTGGATGAACCATACTCGTATCCATATTGGTACGTTATAGGCCTGGGTGTACGTGAACCCACAATAATACATCAATATGAAAATTTGCTCAAGGAATACTTCCTTGTGCCGGGCGTCACCTATCTCATTCGTCAGGCCAAAAAAACGCCGCCCCCAGGGGCAGTCTAACCTCCGAGTGTTCTAGACATGCGGGACAGTCCATCCACGCTTTCATTTCAATACCCGGTTCGTGTTTGTCTAAATAGTTTCGCATAAATAACGAATCACGTGCTGGGAGATTACGAACAAACATATCAAGCTTTGAACGATCAGTAATACCGTTTACTGACGTTATCGCGTAGCGAAGACGTTGCGTAACTAAATTAGAAGCCTTCTGTCCCTGCTTCTTCTTTCTTTCAGATGCGACCATAATATCTGCTTCATCTTGACCAGTAAGAAACTTAAAACGAAGTTTTGCTTTAGTCATTGGCATTGTAACTTCAAATAGATTCGTACCATCAGCAACTGGATCAATATCGAGGCGCTTAATAGGCAGCTCACCAAGATTGAAGTTTTGCTTTGATCGCTCCGAGCATGCGGGACAATTCACTTCTACTTTGTAATCTGTTCCATAGCCTGTAACACGAAGAGCAATCATTAATGCATTTCTGTCTCCAGCAAGCATTAGGTCTGGATCTACAGACTTATCAGTCAAGCATGACCTGATCAAGTGAGTTATAACTGTACCCTTCTTAATAAGAGCTTTAGAGGTAAGAATATCCTCTTCACGAGCAGTCATCGCTCTAATCTCTACAGTGTCTTGGCCCTGCAAGACACTATCTGCGGAATATGTTTTCCCACCAGAAGGTAGTGGAACATTCTCGACAGGAATTTCAAACCCAAAATCATCTTTCATAACGTTTCGGGAGGGCATCGCGCCCTTCATCTGTCCGAATATTTCGCTTCTGCTCGGACCATCAGTTTCAGTTGACATATTATATACCTCTGCATTCGTAGCACTAATGCTTAGTTATCATAACGTGTACACGTTGCGTGTAAACAGGCTATCAACTAAATTAAAACGAACGACCTGCGCTGGTAAAACAAAAAACTCCCTGTCCCAAAAATATTGAGACAGGGAGTCTTTGAAAATGTTTTTTATATCAGTACTGAAGGACGCAGTTGTCGAATCGGATGGTAAGTGCAATTTCCATCGGATCTTCGGCGCCATAATCAAGATCGCCAAAACCTGCCGAGGTTAGGAAACATCCTTTCATGTCCCAAAGCTCAACGACTGTACCAACGGGATCTAACAGCTTAAGCTGACAATCGCGCTTATAGAAATCAGCGTAGCCTCCACGGCCTGATACTGACTCATAATGAGTACGCACCCATTCCATTACCTGTTGGGCACCGGAAGGAGCAATCGGATCATGAAGTGTGACCGAAATTGCGTCGAACTTCGTTTTACCAGCAATAAATCTGGTTGAATTCATAAAAGGAATCTCGATCTCAGCAGTATTCATCACGGGACGAGCTGCTGTTTTAATCAAGAATGCATCAATACCTTCAATTGCGAACACCCAGCGGAATTTTCTTTTCGGCTCGAATTTGTTCGGCAGCATGTCGGTGACTGAGAGGGTTTCTGCCATTGTGTACTCCTTATTCCTATCTAACTATATCGTACTACGATTAAATATCTGTTCCAGCATTAGTAACCACAAAATCAAGTGATATAAACTCTACCGACCGAACGGGCTGTAAGAATATCTTCCCTCGGACTGTATTATTTTCAACATCTGCCTGTGTTGTTGTGGTTGTATCGATCTGAACCTTAAAGCGCTCCAGACCTTGCTGCTGCTGAATTCTTGCAAGCACTGGCTGCACTGCTGCAGCAAATCTTCCAAGAGTGGACTCCCTGTTCGGCTCGAACAAGAAACTATCTCCGATTGCTCGGACCTGACGTCTTATGTCAATTAACAGACGACGTACATTAACTCTATCCAGCGCGCTTTGGGCTGCTAGAAGAGTCTTTTGTCCAAACACTACAACTTCTCCCTTGGTTTGTGGGAATGAAGTAATGGGGTTAATGTCAACATCGTATAGAGCGTCCAGATTGGCACGATTGAGCTTGACCTTCGTCTCTGTGACACCGGCAAGACCACCTCTTGTGAAACCAGCTGGTGCGAACCAGGGGTAGGCCACGGCATCGTTAAGTGCGAATGCACCCAATACCGCTACACTCGGAGGTACCACAACAGACGTTCCGTTATTCGAAAGTATGACGTCTGGATAATACGCCGCGGCGAATGAAGAATCCATGTTTCGACCCTGGAACGACGTTACCGTATTTGAGACGTTAGGAAGCTCTGTGGATCCTGTAATAACGTTGTTAAGCTGATCGTACTGTGGGATATCCC